TCACTTACTTTCCGGTAGGTGCCGCCACGCTTCTTATATTCCCGCACCAGCCAAGCATTGGCATAGGCGCTGGGATATACAGCGAATTTACGCTTGGCAGCCGCTTTGACACGGCTATAAAGCGCCTTATTTGTGGGCTCGTTTCTACTCGCCACAGGTGCAACGCATTTTTTTAGAGCCCTTCTTCGTGCCCTTTTTCTTCTTGGCGGGGGGACGACCCTTCTTTGTGCCGTAGGTTCCGGGGCCTTGGGGCATGACAGATGGGAGGTAGGGTTGTTTCAGTCTAACGCTTACTTTTTCTTCTTACTGGTGGCCTTCTTCTTGCCCTTACGAACAGCCTTCATATAACCCTCGCATCGCTTCATCCCGGCGCTTTTCTTGTCAGCCATCTCGATAAGCAATAACTAATGACCTAGTCTAGGCTTTCGTGCCAATCAATAGCTACTTTGAAGTGCCCCAAATGCGGATCGTTTCGCGTGCATGTCGTTACGACTAAGAAAACTGTTGAAGGGCCTTATGAAACCGTGCGTCGTAGGCATTGCACCAGCTGTGATTTTCGCTGGTACACCGCACAAGCACCAGAAATAAATATTGGTGCTTATTTGCACTGGGAGGGAGATATGGTTCGAGTACCTTTAACGGCAAGCCGTTTCTCTAATACAACCGATAAGACGTGCTGCCCATCGTCTCCGGTTTTGCCAAATTGAACTGTTGTAAAACTAAATAACCGAATGCATCAAATGCGTGGTCTACCCCAAGGTTCTTGTTGGGTAGGCCCGTTCCAGGGGCGTATGTGAGTGTTCTTAGGGACTTGATTAAGTGTTTGCAGCGAGGGTGAATTACTGTTCTTTGCGCTCCAGATGCGTCCATTAATGCTGTGTTTACAGCTGTAATTTTGTCGCGGATTTTCCAAGGGGCTCTTGGTGTTTGAACGGTAAAGCCACTGCGGCGCAAGATTGCGTGGTCTGTTACGCCTACTCCGCTGGTTTTTCGTGCTCCACCTGTTGGGTCTGGGCACGCAATTATGCGACGGTCCACGCCATAGCGGCGGGTTACTTCTTCGGCAAAGTCCCAGGTAGTTGCGCCGCCCGTGAGCATGATTTCGTCGAAGACGTATAGGGTCTCGCCGTCTTTTACGGCGCAGATGCCAGACATTGGGTCCACGTTGAAGTCAACGCCCAGAAGGATTGGTTGGATTGATATGTCTCTTGCGTCTGTGGATATGTTTTCGTCGGAGAAACTGACGGCTACAAGTCCGCTGAGGTTTTCAAAAGACGCTTCAAATTCTTGGCGGAATGTGCGTGGGTCTAATTGGGCGCGGGCTGCTTCTATTTCATCGGCCGGAACGTTGCCCCCTTCAATGGTTGTGTAGCACCAGCGCTGCCATTCTTTGGTTGGGTCGTCGTCGCAATAGCACCACAGGTCGTAAAACCAGCTGGCCGTCCCATCCGGGGTTGAAATGAAGAGTGCCCAGCCCTGTTTGTCCGCTAGAGCGGGGCGAATGACCTCGAACCAGACCTCCGCATCCATAAATGCGGCTTCGTCTAGGACTACTCCTGATAAAGAGCGGCCACGAAGGGCCATTGCGTTTTCTGTCCCCTTTAACTCAATGGTGGAGCCATTTACTAACTCCAATTTGAGGTCAGTTTCGTTTTTACTCTTTATCCAAGCCTTAGGAACAAGCTTTTTAAGCACTTTCCAGGCAATATCCTTTGCCATTCGGTACGTGGGGGCGCAGTAAAAGAAAGTTTCGCCGGGTTTATTGATCGCCCCACGCAAAAGTTCGACGCAGGAAAGGTAAGACTTACCGAAACGGCGGCCTGCAACGAGGACACGGAATCTGCGGTCGCTAGTAAACACCTGGCCTTGGGCCCAGCGAAGACTAAGTGGGGTTGCGTTTTGAATAGCCATGAGTATTACATTAGCTGCTTTTTCAACCCCTACCCCCGGGGGTGTGCTACAGTGCAAATAATCTGGTATGTACCAGCAGGTTCCCGGGTACTCTCTTACAGCTTGCAGACACCGCAACCCTACCCCCGTGCCAGTGGGTGCAGCTGGCACACAGCCCAGATTTTGTGGGAAAAACTCCCAAAAACCAAAAGTTCGCCAGCCTGTGGCAGCTTGCAAAGTAGCACACTACAGCTAGGTAACAGCCGCCCAGCGGTTTAAAATACAGATAGCAGCCTAACAGCTGCCAAAATCTACCCACCCAAGGTAACTGTGTCTAAAGTATTTTTAGTCTATGCAATCTCTGCCTGTTTGTTTACACTTATTGGCGGACAAATGTTTAATCAACAAAATGAAGTAGCCTACGCAAATTGCATGAGCAAGAACTCAAACAACAACTACTGCAAAGTGTTAGTTTGGGGGCGCTGAGTTACTAACAACAACCGCCTCCGCAGAGTTAACCACACTTTGCGGGGGTATTTTTGTGCCTGCTTTATTCCTGCGCTTTGTTCTCGATGGTGATGTCCAGCGTGGGAACTTGCAGCGCTAATTGTTCCGGAGCTGCCTCACCTATGACTCGTCCCATGTCACCCAGCAGCGTCGCGACGGTTTGGTAGTGGCCGCGCTTGAGCGCCCGCTGCACCGTCGCTAGGCGCAAAGCTTGGAGTTGGTTCAGCAATTCTTCCCGTGTGCCTTGCTGTTCCTCCTTCAGCAGCTCCATCGCTCGGCGGTAGTCTTCGTGTCCTGTGCGTACGGAGGTGTTGAAGCGAGACGCCAATTTTTCGCAGATCTGGATTCTCGTTCCGCCTTCCAAAATGTAGGAGTAAGCAGCTTGTGCCCTTTCCTCTACGCGATGCGCTGCACCCTTGCCTTTGCGCCAGCGCTTAGCCTCGTCATCAGCCACGCTCGTCTTTTTTGGCTCGGCAGTTTCTGACATTCCAAACGCCTAAGATTCTCCAAAGTATAACGAAAGAGCGGCGATTAAACCGCTCCACGTTTAGATCAAACGGCCACCATCTCAACGAACCAGGAAAGAGCCTCGCGCTCGTGATCGGAAAGTGAGAGACGCCCGCAATCGCTCGGGCCCCAGCTGTACTGAACGCTGATCGAATCAGCAGACGGGACACCATGCTGCCCGAAATCTCCATCTATCCAGCAGCTAGGACCACCGACAGACAGCCAGACCTCGAAGCTGTCGGGATCTGTGGGAGTCGTTCCAGCAGTCCAGCGGGCGCGGTATTCGATGCTGAGCGGCAACTCGTACGCTGCTTGGCTTACATGATCGTGTAGCTCGTAAGGCTCCGACATTTCTGCTGGGTTCCAGTCGTTATCGCTGAGAACTTCGCGAGCCTCAAAGCTGAGGGTGCTGAGTTCCATGGGAACGGATTGAGCAACACGATCCAGGTCATAGAGACCGAAGATCCGAGACAATGCAGCGGTGGCGTTTTGCTCTGCGGGTGTTGTCGTTGTGGTCATGGGTGAACCTTTGGGGTTGACTACTCTGCTACATTAACACAGTCCAAGCGTTTCGCAACGATGGGCCACCCAACGATCCACCCAAAATCCTGGGCTAACAATGAAACGAACAACCGAGCAAAAAGAGCTACAGCACGAAGAGGCGAAGCGGCTTCTCGATATGGGCTTAAAAAGCGCCGACGTTGCTGCCACGCTCCAGCGTGAATACGGCATCAGCCGAGCAACGGCTTACCGAGACGTCGACGCCGCAGACCTTCAACGCTACGCAGAAGATGCGGGCATTCAATGCGAACCCGTTCCAGGGATTAGCTACGAAGACCGCGACGCGCTCATGAGAATGACGCGCCAGCTCTTAATCACGGCTTACAAAGCGGGCAACGTCCAAGACTATGCACGTTTAGTCCGTGAATACGAAAGACTCGCCCGAATGGGTGGGTTGTCTCAAACAGTCTGAGATTTTGTCTCACATTCACGTACCAGCATGAAACTCACCGACAACGAACTCGCTCTTTTAGCTGACTCTATTTTCTGGGAAATGACATTTCTGGAAAAGAAGGGATGGCATACGTCCCAGCGAGCAATCATCCTCACAGATTTACAAAACCGAATCCACGCTTATTTGGACAGCAAAAAATGAACTTAACCGAAATCAAAACAGCCGTGATGGCTGGCAAAACGGTCCACTGGGCATCCGATGCCTACGTTGTTATTTACGCTCCACGGATAGAAGAGTTCCTGATCAAGTGCCTGCTCAATGACCACTGCATTGGGCTGACTTGGAAAGACGGAGTGACTATGAACGGCAAGCCAAGCCAGTTCTTCATACCGTTCCAGCTTTAAGCAAAAGGCCAAGTTATTAGTAGGTCGGCAGCGTAAACGTCCTCATCGTTGATATCGATGGGGCGTTCTGCCACGTAAGCGTTGAACAGTTGCTTCAAACGTTCCAGGGACATCCTTAATGCCCTGGCTTGTATAGCCACGTTCATCTGTCCCGTATAGAGACATTCCAGTGCCTTACTTAGTTCTTTAGGGCTTGCTGGGCCGTATAAAGGTTCATTCTCTCTAACCATTGACACTCCGCCCCACGTAATTCTAACTCACTAAGCAACCGAACCTGTGGTGCTCCGCTGCGTCGGGCTACTACAACCGCTCCACACTTAGGCTTTAACCCAGTCAGGTGCTGCAACCCCAAGGAATAAGCCCCGGTTTGGCAGATGTAGTTGGACAACATTTCTTCACTGCGAGCGTTAACGCTGGTTTTCCAGTCAGCAACGCAAAGCGTTCCGTTTACGTCGATTAAGGCGTCAGCCGTTCCAGCCCAGCCACGTGGGTCATGAATGGAAAATTCAATGGCATGAATGGCCGTTACGTTCTCTCCGATCCAAGTCCGTAGACCTCGGGCGTACCCAGAGGCGCTCCAGGGGACTCTAGGAGCCCCTTGAATGGCCTTCTCGATTGCCCAGGTAGTGATTCCTTTAGGAGCACGTTCCAGGCCGTCATCTCCAGTCCTCCAGCTTCCTCGCTTGTTTG